CGAGCCGGGCGAGGCGCCGCCGGAGGGCGCGCGTTTCCCGTTCGGATTCGTGGACGCCGGGCGCGCCGCGCAGCTCGTGGCGGACGGGCTGGCGGAGTGGTACGACGCCGCGGCGCTCGCGCCGGAGCCGGCGGTAACGAAGCCGAAGGCGAAGACGGCCCGGAAGGGCAGGGGGTAGGCCGTGGCAAAGCAAGTGCTCAAGAATCTCGGCCTCTACTACGGGCCGCTCGCTCTCGCGTCGCAGGTCAACCAGGTGGCGCTCGAGGCGACCGCGCCGGAGGTCGACGTGTCCACGTTCGATACGACCGGCTACGCCGAGACGCTCGCCGGGCTGCTCAAGGCGTCGCTGCGATTCGACGGCTTCTGGGACGCGGCCGAGCCGGACGCGTCGGCGTTCGCGCAGATCAGCAAGGCGGACTGGCCGGCCACGGTGGTCAAGCCGGCCGGCACCGTGCCGGCGGTGGCGGACGTGGCCTATTTCCTGCTCGCGAGCGAGTTCTCCTACACGCTCGGCGGGCAGGTGGGCGCCGCGGCGCGGCTCTCGCTGGCGCTCACCGGGGCGGGGGCTCTGCTGCGCGGCACGGTGGCAGACTACCAGGCGGCTGCCGCCGCGAACGGCAGCGGCGCCGGCAGCAACCTCGGCGCCGTCACGGCGGCGCAGCGGCTCTACTACGCGGTGCACGTGGTCGGGGCGAGCGGCACCACGCCGACCCTCGACCTCGTCATCGAAAGCGACGACGCCGACACGTTCGCGAGCGCGACCACGCGGGTGACGGTGGCGCAGTTCAACGACGTCGGGACGGCCTACGGCTCGGTCGCCGGGCCGATCACGGACACCTGGTGGCGGGTGACGCGCACGCTCGGCGGAACCAGCCCGGAGTTCACCTACCTGGTCGCCCTGGCGATCCGGTGACGGAAGAGGAGGAGAGACAGTGGCGAAGAAAGTGGTGAAAGGCGCCTACCTGGCGCTCGGTGCGGGGCCGACCGACTACTCCGCGCAGGTCAAGGGCGCGACGCTGACGATCAGCGGGCCGGAGGTCGACGTGTCCAACTTCGACACCGGGGACTACTCGGAGATCCTCTGCGGCTTGCTCAAGGGCTCGCTGCAGATCGAGTTCGTCAAGGACGCCGACCTCTCGGGCCTCGACGCGGCGGTGTTCGCGGCGCTCGGATCGACGCTCGCGTTCACGCTCAAGCTCAACGACGCCGCGGTGGGGCCGACCAATCCGGCCTACACGGGCACGTGCGTGATCACGAGCTGGTCGCCGATCGCCGGCAGCGTGGGGCAGGCGTTCTCGGGCTCGGTCACGTGGCCGTGCACGGGCGCGATTCTGCGGGCGACGACGTAAGGAGCGGCCCTGGTGCGGACGAATCTGCAGAGCCGGTTTCTCGCGTTCGATGACGTGCGGCCGATTCCCGACCCGTGGGGGCTCGGGGTCACCTTCCACGTGCGGCGGGAGGGGGCGGCGGCGGTGCAGCGGGTGCTCTCGGAGATCCAACGGCGGAACCCGATCGCGCGGGCGGTGCTCAACGCCACCGCCCGCGCGACGCTCGCCGCCTCGCTCCGTTCCGGGGGCGACCCGGAGGGCGCAGCGAAGGAGGCGCTCGAGCGGGAGGTCGGGCGATTCGAGCTCGCCGACGGCGACCTCGAGGCGCTGGGCGCGGACAGTCTGGCGGGCGTGCTCTCGCGCCTGGCGGGCTGGGATGGGCTCACCGATCCGGACGGCTCGCCGATCCCGTACAGCGAGGCCGCGGCGCGCGAGCTGCTCGAGGCGAGCGATTGGGTCGACGACGGGCTCCCCTACGGCGGTCGCGAGCTCGGCAAGGCGCTCTCGGCATGGATCCTCGAGGAGAGCCGGGCGGGTGAGATGTACCGCCGGCAGGTGGTCGAGGACGCGGCGGGAAACTGAGAGGGGTCGTCGAGTGGCAAGCGCGGGTGTGGGCGAAGCTCGACGACCTCGACCGCGAGCAGTTCTCTCGCGCGATGCGGGAGGCGGAGGAGGCGGACGCGACGGCCGGGCGCTTGCGGTCGTGGGCGGAGCGGGCCGCCGAGGTGCTGCATGGGGAGGTTCCTGAGCCGTGGCCGGAGGTGGCCGAGGTGCTCGCCGGGTGGCGGCGCCTCGGCCGCGATGCCAACGGGCAGACGCTCTACGCCGAGCGGCTGGCGCTCCTCGGCGAGCTCGGGCTGACGGAGGCGGGGGAGCGGGAGGCGTGGCAGGCGCTCTTCGACGCGGCAGACGACGAGCTGGCGAAGGCGCGGAAGGCGGAGCTCGAGGCGATGCGGGAGGCGGCGGAGGCCTGAGCCGGTGAAAACGAACGTACAGATCGGCCTCGAGGTGCGCGGGCAGGACGTCGCGCAGGCGGTGGACAGCCTCCGCCGCATCGGCGTTCCGGCCGAGGAGGCCGCGGCGAAGGTCGAGAAGCTCGCCGAGGCGGCCAAGCTCGGCGGCGACAAGATCGCGAAGGCGATGCTCGAGGCCGCGGCGCAGGTGCAGCGGTTCGGGGTGGCGGCCGAGAATGGCTCGACGCGGGCCGCGACCGCGGGCGCCACGGCGGCTTTCAAGATCAACGAGCTCAAGGAGGCGATCAAGGAGGCGCAGGCCGCCGGCTCGCCCGTGGATCCGGACGCGGTCGAGACGCTCCGCCAGCTCGAGGGGGCGAGCGACCAGGCGACCCGGCAGATGGTACGGCTCCGCGAAGCGCAGGACGACGTCAAGGACGCGACGCGCAGCGCGCGGGCGGAGGGCGATCTCCAGCGCGGGCAGATCGGCGACCTCGGCGACCTCCTCGAGACGATCTCGCCGGGCATGGCTAAGGTCGTCGGCTACGGCTCGGCGATGGGCGGGGCGTTCCTCGCCGGGTACGCGGGAACGCGGAAGCTGATCGAAGGGCTCAAGGAGCTGACCGGGATCGACGTCGACGGGTGGGCGCAGCGGTCGCTTTCGGGGATCGCGGATTGGATCGTGAACCTCGGCCGGAAGCAAGACGAGGCGGCGCTCTCGGCCGAGCGGCTCCGGAACGCGCAGAACATCCTCAAGCATCGGGGAATCGACCCGACCGGGAAGAGCCTCGAGGAGCTCGACCGGCTGCTCGAGGATAACTCGCGGGCGCTGGCCGAGAACAAGGCGAAGGCGCAAGAGGCCGCCGACGCCGCGGCGGAGGCGTGGAAGAAGCGCCTCGAGGCGGTCAAGGCGTGGGCCGCGGCGGAGCTCGACGCGTTCAACGGCGTCACGGCCGGGCATGCGGCGTTCGCCGCCCGGCTCGAGCAGCTCACGATTGCGCTCCGGGCCGGCTACCTGTCGGCCGCCGAGGCGCTCAAGCTGCTCGGGAAGTACGAGACGGAGTGGGGCGCGGCTACGGCGCCGCAGCAGGGCACGCCGGTGGTGGAGGTCGACCCGGAGCCGTTCCGGGAGGTCAAGTCTCTGGTGCTCGACATCGAAACGGCGACGGAGGGCACGCTCGAGGTCATCGAAGCCGCCATCGTCGCGCAGGCCGAGGGCGTCAAGGTCGCGCAAATGACGCGCGAGGAGTGGCTCGACGCGGCGTGGCAGATGTCGGGGAGCATCGCCGCGGTCTTCGGGCAGCTCGAGCGGACGGCCGGCGGCACGTTCGGGAAGATTGCCGGCATGATCGCCGGGCTCGCGCGGTCGGTGCAGGGATCGATGCAGTTCGGCGACAACCTGTCGGCGATGGGGCAGGCCTTCGGCATGTCGCAGGGCGCGGCGAGCACGATGGGCACGATGGGCATGATGTTCGGGATCTACCGGGCGATCTACGACCTCGGGAAGGGCCTGGTCGCCGACCAGAAGGCGCGCCGCTACGCCGACGGCGGGCAGGTCGGAATCGCCGACGGCAACCTTTCCTGGTACGGCGGCTCCACGAAGTTCGGCGGGGAGTTCGCGCGGGAGATGCGCGAGCTCATCGCGAGCATCGAAGACACCCTCGGCGGGGCGTTCGAAGACCTCGCCAAGATTTCGCTCAAAATCCGGAACGACGGCAAGGACGTGGAGGCCTTCGTCGACGGGGTGATGATCGGCAAGTTCCGCTCCGTCGACGAGGCGATCCGGGCGGCGTTCGGGCGGGCGCTGCGCGGCTCCTCGCTGTCGGGCCTCGGCGAGCTGGTGGCGCAGGGGCTCTCGGAGCTGGATTACTCCGGGCTCGACGAGGCGATGGCGAAGCTCGGGCAGCTTCGCGAAATCGCCGAGCTCGACTACGACGACGGGCTCTCCTCGCTGCTCGAGTCGGTGCGCGGCCTCGAGCGGCTGTGGTCGGTGCTCGGCGAGCTCGAGACGCTGACGCCGGCGGTGGCGGCGGGCTTCGCCCGGTTGGCGGCGGCCGAGGCGCGGGCCTGGCAGGATCAGCGGGACGCGATCACGGGCCGGGAGCGGACGGCGGAAGAGGAGCGAGCCTACCGCGAGCAGCAGGCGGTGCTGTTCAACGCCGAGCTCGCGCTGCGCCGGGCGGAAATCGAGCTCAAGCGCTTCGAGCTGGCGCAGGAAATCGAGCTCTTGCGCGGGCGAGTGGACGCCGCGCGGGTGCGCGAGAACCTCGGCGGGATCGACCGCGACCTCGAGGCGCGGAACCTCGAGGCGCAGGCGGCGATCATGAACGCCGAGGTGGGCATGCGCTCGGCGCACCTCAACGGCCTGGTGGCGCTGGTCGAGGGCGAGGCCGAGGTGCGGCAGGCCGGGCTCGAGATGACGAAGACGGCGATAGAGGCGCAGCTCGAGCTCCTCGAGGCGCAGCTCGCGGCGATCGACCAGCTTCTTGCGGCGCTCCCGACGGCGATCGACGTAGGGGAAATACGGCTGCCGAACCTCGGCGGGGCCGGGGACGTGGGGGGCGTCGGGCCGACGGCCGAGGGGTTCGCTGGGGAGCTCGAGCGGCTGCGGCGGGAGCTCATGCCGGACGCGGCGCGGGCGCTCGCGGACTTGAATGACCGGTTCGCGGAGCTGCGGGACCAGGCGGCGGAGCTCGGGCTGTCGACGGCGGAGCTCGAGGAGCTCTACGGGCAGATGCTCGAGCGGCTGCAGGCCGACACCCGGAAGCCGTGGCAGGACGTGCTCGCCGGATCGGGGCCACAGGCGGAGTTCGATCGGATCCTCGCCGAGATGGCCGAGGGGCTGCAGGCCTACTTCGACCTCGGCCTCGACGGCACGGAGGTGCTCGTCGCCACGGCCGAACGGCTCGCCGAGCTCGGGCAGTCCGTGGCGGCCGGGCTGGCGCCGAGCGTGGCGCTCGGCCAGCAGTACGACGACCTCGCCGAGCGGCTGCAGTTCCTACGCGACAACGCGGAGGCGCTCGGGCTGTCGGTCGACGAGCTCGGCGCGATCATGGCCGAGGCGGGCTCCTACCTCTTCCTCGACCTCGCCGAGCGGATGGCGCGGGCGATCGGCGACGAGGAAACGCTGGCGTCTCTGCAGGAGCTCCGGTGGCAGCTCGAGCTCGAGCAGTACCGGCTGGAGGTGGAGCGCCTGATCGCGCTGGGGATCTTGACCGAGGAGGAGGTCGACCGCCTCCGGGCGCTCTTGGCCGACCTCGAGGACTACGACCCAACGGCCTCGACGGGCCACGGGGGCGGGTGGGATCCCGGGCAGTCGGCCGCGAACGCGCAGCAGCAGGCGGCCGACCAGCAGGCCGAGAACGCGCGCCGGATGCGGGAGGCGATCGAGCGCCTGATCGACTTCCAGCGCTCGCTCCTCCTGTCGAACCTCTCGCCATTGACGCCGCAGCAGCGGCTTGCAGAGGCGGAGTCGCAGGCGCAGGGCCTCATCGCGCAGATCATGGCGCTCGGCGCGAACGATCCGGCCCGGATCGACCTGCTCAACCAGCTCCCCGAGATGCTCCGAAACTACCTCACCGAGCTCGGGGCGGTGTGGGGCACGTCGAATCCGGCCTACGCGGCGGGCTTCGCCTGGGTCATGGAAGTGCTCAACGCCTTGACCGGCGGCAACGTGCTCCCCGGACCGGGCGCGGGCACCGTGCCGGGCGGCGGCGCCAACAGCGGCGGCGGCTGGAATGGCGGCAACAACCTCCCGCCGGGCTGGGGCGCGGGCAACGCGACCACGCCGGGGCTCGGCAACCTGCTCAACTTCCCGACCCCGGGCCGGGCCGGTGAGAGCGCCGGCGAGGCGGCGATGGCGGCCGAGCTCGCGGCGAGCAACGCGCTGCTGGCGCGGTCGGTGCGGGTGCTCGAGCGGATCGACGCGAAGACGGCCGAGGGGTACGCGGCCGAGCTCCGGGCGGCGTCGGGGGCGAAGCGGTGACGGCGCAAGCGGACTTTCTGGCCGATCGCTCCCGGCGTGAGGTGTGGCTCGCGGAGCTCTACCCGCGCGACCCGGCCACGGGAGACGAGGTGCCTTACTACTTCGCCACCGATCGCTACGCGACCGGGGCGGGCGACACCCCGGCCTCGACGCAGTACCAGGCGCAGCTCGCGCAACCGCTCAACGTGGCGCTCGACGCGGCGCTGCCGGGCACAGTGGCGGTGCTGCCCTGGGTGCGGGGCGGGGAGCTGCGGCTCGGGCAGGTGGACGGGAACCTAGACGAGCTCGCGGCGCTGGATTGGGACGGCGCGCGGTGCGTGGTGCGGGTGGTCGGCGAGTACGGGCGCGGGCTGTGGCTCTCGCACGCGGACTCCGTGGTGGCGTTCCGGGGCGAGGTCGACGGCTGCCTGGTCGGGCTCGCCGAGGCGGTGGTGCGGCTGCGCGACCTTTCGGCGCGGTGGGACGACCCGCTCGAGGCGCGGCGCTACTTCGGGTCGGATTACATGCTGCACTTCGCGAGCGGGTCGGTGGTGGCGCTCGGCAGCCCGGCGAAGCTGAATATAACGGGGGACTTGACGGTCCTCGCGCGCGTGCGGTTCTCGTCTCTCGCGTCTATCAATGTCTTGTGCTCGTGGTGGAATTCCGCGACGGCTCACCCCTACACGTTCGCCACCGCGGCGGCGAGCCTCGTTTACGGGAACGACGTTACCGGATCGGTGGCGGGCACCGTGACGACACTAACGACGGACCGGTGGTGGTCCGTCGCGGTGACAGTGACGGGATCGGCGCTCGTTTTCTACGCGTGGGACGAGGAGGCGCAACACGCGGACGCGCAGCGCGAGCCGGTAACGCTCTCCTCCGGGGTGCGAAACGCCGGGAACGGCAATTTCGCGATTGGCGCCGCGGCCGGCGCCACCTCCTCGGGGATGCAGTTAGACGAGCTCCGGGTGTGGTCGGTTGTCAAGACGGAGGCCGAGCTTGACGCTCTCCGGCGCCGGGCGCTCACGGCGGAGGAGCTCGCCGACGTGACGCTCAAGGGGTGCTGGCGATTCGAGGAGGGCACGGGCACCACGATCGCCGACGCGGCCACCTCGCCGGCCAACGGCACGGCCAGCAGGTGCACGTGGTATCCGTCGCTCGGCGGCGGGGAGGCGCTCGCCGGGCAGTCGCGGCCGGCGCTCTGGGGCAACGCCTGGAACATGGCGCCGGCGCCGGTCTACCCGGTGACGCAGATTTACGAGTGCGCGGCCCACCGGGTCTACTCCGTCGCCAGCGTGGCCGAGGGCGGGCTTTCGCTCGGCACGGTCGGCACGGCGTACACGGACCTGCTCACGTTCCTCGCGGGCACGACCACGGCGGGCTCCTGGGATTCGTGCATCACGGCGACGGGGGCATGGATCCGGCTGGGGTCGAATCCGTCGCTGCCGATCACGTGGACGGGCGAGGGAGAGACGGACGGCGTCAACCGCTGGCGGACGGTGGGGCAGATCGTGCGGCGGATCGTGACGACGCGCGGCCGGGATCCGCTGGCCGACCCGGGCGACCTCGACACGGCGAGTTTTACGGCGCTCGACACGGCGCAGCCGGATGTAGTGGGGCTCTGGTCGGCGGCGGGGGCGGAGCGGACGCTGCGGGAGGCGCTCGAGGCGCTGCTCGGCTCGGCGGGCGCGGTGGCGTTCGCGACGCGGGGCGGCGGGGTGCTGCGGGTGCAGCGGCTCGAGGCGCCGAGCGGGACGCCGGATTGGGAGCTCGACGAGCGGCAGATCGTTTCGCTCGAGCCGGTGCCGCTCGAGCTGCCGGTGTGGGAGGTGGAGCTCAAGTGGCGGCCGAATCATCGGCCGCTCTCGACCTCGGAAATGGCCGGGGCGATCATCGGCACGGCCTCGCGAGAGGCGCTGCTGTCGCGGCCGTTCCGATCGAATCGCTACACGGACCCGGCGGTGCTCACGCGCCACCCGCGGGCGCGGTCGCTCACGGTCGAGACGCTTTTCTACTCGTCGGTCGTCGGGTTGGTCGCTCACGGCACGCTCACGGGCGGGGCGGAGGGGGCGCGGCTGCTGGCGCTCTACGGCGCGGAGCGGCAGGCCTACCGGCTGACGATCCCGGCCGACATTCCGGCCGATCGCTTCGAGGTGGTGCGGGTGTCGTTCCGGGATCTCGACGGGCACGGCCGGCAGCGGGCGCGGCTGGGGCTTGGAACGGGGACGGACTTCCGGATCCTCGGCCTCACCGTGTCGGCGGCGGACGGGGTGCAGACATTGACGGTGTGGGGGTGAGGGCGTGAGTAACTTCGAGCTGATCGGCCTGCCGAACCAGGCGGCGCTCTCGACGGCGACCATGCAGGCGGGGACGGAGGCCACGGGCTTCGACGTCGAGAATCTGCAGGACGACGAGCCGAGCGTGCGGTGGCGCTCGACCTCGAATCTGCCGCGGTCGGCGACCTTCCGTTGG